GCCTGCTGGGACTGCTCGTCCACAATACCGATGGGCCGGTTCGGGCCCAGGACAAAGCCTCCACACTGGAAGGTCTTCACCAAGGCGGTGTTGAGCATCAAGGTGTGACCGACAAGGTCGACAGGTTCTACAAGCTTCCGGCGGCTGGTGGGCGTCTTTGCTATCGAGGCCAGCGTTTTCTTGAACTCTTCGCTGCCGGGCATCACGATCAGACTGGACATAGGATCTCCACCTTCGAGTCTCAATAAAGGCGGAGATCTACCAAAGTCTCAGGGTTGCCCAGGCGGAAGACTGGGTCGTCCGCCTGGAGTTGGGATCTGGTTAACTGGCTGCGGGGGTTGCGGGAGCTGCGGGTGGAGCAGGCGCAAGTGCGGCCTGGAACTTTGCCACCTCTGCCTGCACTGCCTGTGCGGCGGTCTCAATCGCAGGGTCCACGTTCGGCGAATTGGCGATGGTGGTGTTGAGCGTGGCGACTTGGGCTTGAAGACTGGCGAGCCCGGCCAGCACAAGCACGTCTTCGGCCTGAAGAGCCGAAACTGCTGCGTTAAGATCGTCGATTGCTGCCATGAATTCCTCCTTGGTTACATACTGCCGGTGGGTGTGTTTAGGCCGATTGAATTTCGTGTACATCGGGCCTCGCTGAGGAGCGGTTGAGGGTTACTACACGAAGGGCGGCGGTTTTCCCGCCGCCCCATAGTTGCACAGAACTGACTGTTGGTTAGGCGTTGACGACCAGGGGGTTGGCCGGATCGAAGATCGGGGCCGAGCCGAGATCGGTGTAGGTGCTGTCCGCATCCGACAGGTTGTACACGGTGCGGGCGGGCATCACGAACTCGTTCGGGCGGATCTTCACGTTGCGGGCGACCGCGATGGCCTGGCCCTCGTTGAGGATGCCGAAGCCGTAGGTCTCTTCGATCGACATGTTCTGGATGTTGTACTGGCCGTCTTCCCAGCTCTTGACATGGGGCTCTTCAGCCACGATCAAGGCGCCGAGGTTGCGGCTGTTGAACATCATGATGTCGGTCGTGCGCTGCTCGGGATTGAAGTTCACGAACGGGCTGACCAGGATCCGGAACGGAATGCCGAGATAGTTCGGCAGGATCGGGGCCGACGTCATGTTCTGGTAGTTGCCAGAAGTCGCCTGCGACACTTCGCCGCCGGTGAGGTGACCGTTGGTGTACTGCCCGGTCTGGCCTTGGCCGATGCCGAGTCCGCCGTTGTTGTAGAACTTGTTGCCGAGCACCGCGGGGTTGCCGGTGAAGTTGGCGAAGAAGCTGCCGCCGCCTGCCTGGATGGCAAACTCACGGAGGACAGGATCCTTGACCCACATCAACCACGCCATCGGGTGGACCAGAAGCGTGTCGGGAACGAAGCCGTTCAGCAACACAGCCGCGTACATGTCGAACACGTCGTCCACTGTCATGGAGCCGTTCAGCACGCCCTTGTAGTTGCGGCCGGTCGTGACGCCCTTGATCGGCTGCAGCGGGGAGCTGGCCAGACGGGAGTTCGGATCGTTGTCGAAGACCAACGTGCCGAGCTTCGTGATGAAGTCGAAGATGTACTCTTCCTTGTGGCGCGCGAGAGCGTTGCCGGCCAGACGCAGCCAGAAGTTGATCCATGGGTAGGCCGATTCCTCGACGAACCGCTTGGCGATCTTCAGGCGAAGGCCGTGACGCTTGACGGTCACGCCGAAGGACTGCGCGCCGCCGATGTTGATGTTGTAGATCGGCAGATCCATGCCGTCGCCGGTTTCCTCTGCACGCAGAGGCTCGACGGCCGGGAATACGGTCATCATGCCGGGCTTGTACTGGATCTTCTGAAGCAGATGCGTGCCGATCAGCATCGGCTCGATGCCTTCTTGCACGATTGTCGTCATCGCCTTCGGAATCATGAAGGCAGCGTTCTGGATGTCCAGGGCATCGTTGATGTCGACATTCTTATCGGCGACCGGGTCCCACCCGTTCGTACGGAAGATTGTCGCAAACCGATCCTGCAGTTCAAGTTCTGCCTTGAATTGTTCGGGAGTGACCTTGGTCTTTGACATTTGGAAAATACCCTCCTCAGGGCGGTTTGGTCCAACGTGGGCCGGCGGATTGTAAAAGGTGAGTCAGAGACCGCAGTTATCGTCTGGTCTCGACTTGGATAAGCTGGCGACACCGGCGATCGGGGCATTGAAATGCCCCGGCGATCTCACCCGCGGGGTTCTTCTTGACGACAAGCTTGTCGCAGACTCGGCCTGTGCCATCGGAGCGTTTGGCCATGCACCGCAGACCGTCACCCTTGACATACGCTTGACCCTGGGTAATCACGATCTGCGGCATGGAGTCTCCAACCAACTGTTAGTTCGGTGGGTGCGCCTGGATTACAGGAGCACGCGAACCAGGACGTAGGTGCCGTACTCGGGCCGCGCCTGAGTCTTCTGCAGCTGAGAGGCCTTGTAGATGCCGTCAGTCGTCAGGTTCAGGTCGTAAGGCAGACCCGCGGTGGCCGAGCCGCCCATCATGATGGCCGCCGGGTTCGGATCGGTCATCGGGCCGACCATGCGAGACGGATCCCACAGGGTCTTGATGCGGTTCGAGAACCCGATCTTGTTGATCATGTTCACGACGCCGATGACGCGCCCAACCAGGTCGACAGGCGAGTTGACTGCCGGGTTGAACACCGTGTAGTTGCCCTGGTCACCCTGGAAGGGCGAGAAGGTCACGCCAGCTCCGGTGGTGGGAAGGCCCGTGAAGTGGGCGAAGGTGCGGCCGTAGCCCTGCACGTAGCCCTGAATGCCGTCGGTCGTTGCGTCTTGCTGCAGCGTGTTCGGCGTGGCGCCAATCCACGGCACCTTCAGCACATACTGGGTCTGGATGGCCGTGCCCATCTCGTGCATGTAGTTCATGACCTGGAAGCCGATGGGGTTCAGGCCCTCGAGACGGTACAGGATGCCGCCGGCGAGCGAAGGATCGATGATGCTCACGCCACCGATGTACTGGAAGACGTTCCGTGTGCAGACGCCGATCGGGCGGGCTGTGCCGTACGAGTACGGAACCGCTGTGCCCACATGGCCCACGTCGTCGATGTCGCTGGTGTAGACGAAGGTGCTGGTGCCGGCTGCGAGCGCGCCGTCAACCACGCCAGAGATGGTCAGTGTGGTTGTGGTAGCCGCAACGGTCACAGCGTTCAGGTTAAACACGGCAGTGTAAGCAGCCTGTGCCGCAACTTGAGAGGTCTGAGCAGTCGCCAGGTTGGCCAGAGCGGTGTTGTAGGCCGCCAGGGCCGCCGACTGGTTGGCGAGGTCCGTGGGTGTCACTGTGATGCCGGCCGTGGTCACAACCACATTCGCGGCGGTGAGCGCAGTGTTGGCAGTCGTCACAGCGGTGTTCGCCGTGGCCAGTGCGGTGTTCGCGGCAGTGAGAGCAGCATTGGCAGCGGTCACAGCCGACGCCGGAGCCGCAGCGGTGACTGCCGCAGCCACAGCCGTCGCAGCCTGTGCCAGTGTCCCATTGAACTCGACCGTGACAGGCGTGCCCGTCGCGCCGACCTGGAAGGTCAACTGACCGTCGAAGTTGTCGCCGGCCGCGGCCAGCGTATAAACCAAGGTGGACTTGGTCGCAGCGGCGGAAGGTGTGAGCACCGGAACCAGGGGAACGTTGGTGGCGGACCCGGACAGGGTCGTGCCAGTCGTCACGCTCGGGAACAGGGTGCAATTCCAGGCCCAGTTGATGTCGGCCCAGCTGACCGCAATCACGGTGCCGTTGGTCAGGGTGACATTGCCCGGCGCGGCGTCGGCAGGAGCTGCCAGAACGCAATGGTCGCCAGGAGTCACGGCATTGCCGGTGCGAGGATCGATGGTGAACTGGTCAATCGAGCCAGCGCCCCACTGGATGATGCACCACACGTTGGAACCGGCGGGGGTCTTGCCGCATTGCAGGCCGGAAGGAACGAGTGCACCGCTCTTGTCTTGCCCAATCAGGTGCTGCGAGCTGAGCACGACGGACGCCAACTTCGGATGGCCTTGATCCTGACGCAGACCGGGAAGGTAGGGCGCCGGATAAGGAACAGGCAGCCAGGGCTTCAGGGGCTCAGAGAGCTCCAGGTCCGGGGTCGTCTGGCCGATACGGTCTTGCCCGAACAGTTTGCCGGTGTACTGGTTGTTGAGATCAACTGGCATGAGATTTCTCCTGCAACCTACTTACTGGTTGCTTAGCTGAGCTTCACACGTCCGTAACGAACGTCGGCGATGTACCGCTGGCGGTCCGTTTCGTCATGAATGTAGGTGAGCATGCGATCGAGCTTCTGGGCGTCTTGCACCGTGAGCGCAGGGATCAGAGCCGGACTGGGGTCCGTTCCATCAGCCTCATCTACGTGAGCGTTGTCGTTTACCGTGGTTCCCTGGTCGGTGCCAGCTTTCCCCGGTTCGGCCGCGGTGTTCCACTGCAGCTCGGTGAAAAGATCGGTCACAGCGTCTTTCAGACTCTGGATATGGCGCCTGGCAAACTCGGCGATCTTGTCCTGAATCTGCTTCGGATCGAGGCCGACATAGCCGTCCTTCTTCCGCAGGCAGTTGTGCATGACCAGCGTCGTTGCCAGGCTCGTCTTCGAATCCAGGAGGACGGCGGCGAGCAGGCGGTCCTTGGTGGCGACACTGGTTCTGATCGTCGCCAGCTCATCGGTCAGGCCCAGAACGGCGTCGTCCTTCTCGGCCAGCTCGTCCTTGGTGATGAGCAACGAATCCTTGATGTTCTCAGTGAGGTACTTCTTGGCCCACTCGACATAACGGTCCTTGTTCCACCGCTCGCCCAGGGCGCTGTGAAGATCCTCCATCTTGTACTGCAGTCCGTGCTTGTCGGAAGCCGCTGACTTGTGATGCTTGTCCAGACACTCGTAGTGGCCAAGAATCTCCTTGACCTCTGCGGCCCGGGTGTCCTTGTCGGCCTCCTCGGCATCGAACAGCTTCAGGTCGGCAGCCAGAGTCTTCAGCTCATCACTGATCGGTCCCCGAAGCTTATCCCTGAGGTTGTCGGAGCATTCTTCGCAGACGTACTCGCCATCGGAAGTAAAGCCGAGGTTCTTTTTAGAACCGCAATTGAAGCACTTGTTCTGTGCGTCCTCGGTCTTCGTAATCCCGCACTTCAAGGTCTTGCCCTTTCTCTCCACGCAGGCCCGTATCTTCTCCTTGGCGCCGTCGCTGATCTTGGCCCGGCCGAGCAGCCGAAGGGCTGCGGTGTGATGCGCGCAGTCTTCCACGGGGAAGGTGCGATTCGGACCACAGAAGGACTTGCCACTCAGCTTCTTGCGGGCTTCCGCATCCAGCTTGGCGTCCTTGATCTGTTCGTCCTTCAACTCGCCGCTGGTGCCGGCGGCATCCAGCTCGACGCAAAGCTCGTCGTAAACCTTCTGTTCGTCGGCGAAGAACGCCTGGTCCTCATCGGTCAGGGTGAACTCTGTCCAATCGCAGATCCCGTCCACGCACTCGGTTGCCTCAGCAACCGCTGTCGTAATGGCAGCCGCGGCGTTGGCATCTTCGGCCACTGCGGGAACCGCTGCAAGATCGGCGCTCATGCCGGCATCTTCGATCGCGGCCGGATCGGCAGTTTCTTTCCGCTTCCAACCGTTCTTGCGGATCTTGGCTGTGAGAGTCGACTGCAGGCTGCGCCGGGAGGTCTTGTCGTCGTCCGTTTCCGGTGTCCAGGCCGTGAGCTGATCCTGAAGATCGAATGCTGTTTCTGCCGTCAGATCAGGGCTCTTGAGAGTCTTCCCAACGGCGACCACGTCAATCGTCATCTTTGGTTCCTCGTATTCAATCACGATGTCCGACTCGTACAGGCTGTCGGTCAGTTTGAGGCCCCTGTCGATAGCAAATTGCTGGTCATCGAGAGGCAGACCAAGGAAGAACATCTTCTCGAGGGAATCCTTCAACTCATAGGACTTCACCTGAGCAAACGGATCGGCTCCGAAGTTGACGAAGCTGAGCTCCTTGTACTTGAACCTTCCCGAGATCAGGAAGGCCATGCGTCCATCGACAATCTCACCGGGGCGGTGTTCGCACTTGTCTTCAGACGCCCAGTCGGTGTGGCAGATGGAACAAGTGGCCGAGTCGGTAATCGCGCCGGCCGAAACGCACAGATACTCGTCGCGGAGTATCTTTTGAATCGCATCAGGGTTGGTCAGGTTCAGACCCAGTTCGATATGACCAACGCCCTGGTAGCCCTTAACCCGGGCCAGGTTGTCCTGGATCCAGTCCACCGTCTTGAACAGGTTGAACTTGTTGCCGGACTTCGAATCGCGGTTGTAGAAGACTGATTCCTTCAGAACCGGAAAGTCCCTGGCGTATTTCCAGGAGTCGTCGATGTACTTGGCCTCACGAATCCGGCCCAGGACATCGCCTTCTTTGTCGTGCCCCCGAAGGACGGGAAGTGCGGCGACCCCTTTGGGAACCCAGGTCTGAACCGCGTCCTGCATGCAATCGGGACGGTAGAACTTGCGATTGCCAGTAACGATGCCGGCGTGAGTCGCGTCCACGCGAACGAGCAGGCTGTGGCCTGTCTCGGACTTCGAGTCTTTGCACTCGAACAGGAATCTCTTGTTCTCAAGAACCGCGCTCGGACGAAACGTCAGGAAGTCGTGGATCTTGAGCCAACGGCGCTCGCTCAGCATGTCCTACCTTGTATAAAACCAACCGTTAGTTAGTAGACCGGGTAACGAAGTTCAGTCCGGCGCCCCACTGCTTAACGGTTGAGAGGAATCTCAAGCAGGAAGGGGCCTCCCTGCGGGATGGGCTGGATCGATGCGGTGCTGGGAAACAAAGCAGACGCATCCTGCGCCAGCGCCTGTTGCAGCGGAGTCACTCTGGAGTTCTGCATACCAGGGCCGTTAAGCTGCGCGATCGGCAACGGCATATTCAAGCTCGGCATTATCTACCTCGTCTTCCAACTCCGCTCGAAGGATCACGGAAAGAAGCTCAGGATCAGAAGTTTCAGCAATCACGGACTTCAATGAATTCAATCCGGCGGCTCGTTCCTGTCTAGTATAGGAATCACCAACTGAATCGGTGATTTCGCGCTGGTTAAGGCGCTCAACGACCTCGTCGACGATCCTTGCGCTTGCTTCACGCCAGTTCTTATCCACATTCAGACCATCAGCAATCAATCGCTCCCGACCCTGCACCAAGCCTTCATAGATCTCGCCGATGAGGCTGTCACTGTTCTTGCCTGGACCGAGTTTGGATCCATGCTGGTTGGCCGGCCGCATCTTATTGGCGGTTGCCGCGGCGGTTTGTGTGGTCTTCTTGGCAGTGCCTCCGCGCGGCCGGCCGGCGCCCGTACCCTTGCTGGCGCGGCGCGCGCTGGCATTGGCCACGGCCACCTTGGCCTTGGCGATAACGGGCAGGTGCTTTGCCTGCGCCTCGAGGCTCTGCTGCTCGTGGCCAGCCTTGGCCTCGGACAGCTTGGCCTGGGCTTCCATCAACTTCATCTGGGTTCCAGCCAACGCCTTCTGGTTCGTGACATCCTGTACAGCGATCTCGATGGCCGAAGCTGTCTTGTACTTGATGATCTCCCGTTCCAGACGCAGCACATGAAGTGCGAAGTGGGTGTCGTTCTGCTCCGCCTTGGTCATCGGCTTGTACTTCATCCGCTTGCGGGCTTCCGTCTCCGTGATCAGATGGGAGTTGAAGA